TAAATTATTGATTAACTCATCGACTGTTAGAGTATTGTCATCATCAGATTCTATGTCCGTTTGGTCTCTTAATATAGCGCGAAGGCGAGCATGATGCGTGTCCTTTAAGGATCGAAATATATTTCCATCTGGTCGCGGTCTAATTCTAAGATATCGGAAATTAACGATATGTGACGAAATCTCTGCATTATATTCATCCCGCATCTTAAGACTATCAATCCTGAATTTATACCGAAATAACTCAAATTTATCTATTCCTACAGGTTTCTCTACTTTGTTCATCTTTTGTACAGTCTATCATCAAATAAATGTTCTTGTGAACCCCAGCCAAAATGTTCACCACGCAATACAGATGTAAATCCATCTATAAATTCCTTTGGCCATACGGTCTTTCCATCCGGGCGGCCTACGACCGTCTTCTTAAAATCAAATACACATCCTTCCAAAGCTGCATTTACCCCATACCAATATTCTGATTTCATATAAATCTCCTGTTAAAATTCAAACAAATCTGAGAATGTATTCTTAGATTCTGCTTTTGTTAAATCCCATTTCAATACGCCAATTAAGTTTTTAACTTTTTTCGTAATAATTGCCTCTTCCATTCCGTCGTCATCAAACGATAACTCTTTGAACCAATCCGGAATACGATGTTCGTCTGTAGGATACCCAATGCTAGTAATACCTAACGGATTCGTCTTTAACTTACATACAATGGTTTTCATCCCGTCTGATATTTCCATACTATGGGCATCAGCATTCATCTTACGTATTCTGTTCCAATTAATAGCTGCCAACGCATGTCCAATTCTACATTTTCCTGTCTTTTCAAATAACGCAGTATGTCGTGTAAGATTATTAACACGCTTGGGTGTTCCTTTTCTCCAACTCGGCATTGCTCTAAATTCTGTTCTGAATTCAATAATTCTATCAATAACATCTGCTTCTTTGCCACCAGTCAATACCATTAGCAATATTTCTTTTAGGAACTCTTGCATATACGCTGGAGTATCACTTCGCTTTAAATCTAAACCCATCGCCTTAATTTTACCACGTCCACCATCAGCATCTGTTCTGGTACCCTCGTCATCAAATACTAAAATAGCATAACGCTTCTTAGTAATAAAAATACCCGACTCTCCAACAATCTCACGTCCTGACGCAATAATTTTGCCTAACTCAAGTGTAGTACTAAATGATTGATTCATATAAGCAGGAAAACTATCATTTACCTCCTCACATACCGCATCATAAAATTTAATGATAGTATCTTTATCCCACGCAATTTCATTAGATTCTATCTCCTCTTTAAGTATAGGATAAGCACTAAAATACGCAGAGTCGGTATCACCATATACAATGGATTTACCAACATGATCATATTCTCCAGCAATTACCTCATTGACTTTCGCTGCCATGTGTTTGGCAATGCATCGACCAGTTAATGTCGTACTTTGTCCCAATCTCTCATCAAAGAATCTACTGCCAGGATTAAGCAATGCGCCATATAACGAGTTAAGGTTAATCTTCTTTACTAGCTGTCGTTTATCCCAAAACTCGATGTCTTTCTTAGTCGTAGCATCGCGCTTTTTCTTTTGTAGCACTTTGCGTTCAGAGTACCATTTATCCAATAACCCAGGTATAACACCAACAGTATCATATCTAAATATAGTGCCATTTGCTGTTAATAGCCATGGTTGATGTCCTTCGAAAATCATTTCATAAATTTCATCACCAGTAAGTTCATATGTCTCACCGTTCTCGAAGTCAACATGTAAAACTTCCATCTTATCACGTTCCATTACAAGATCATACTCAAGAGCGGCAAATTTCCCCTCCCATGCTTTTGCTACTTCGTATAGTTCTTTACCAGTTTCAGGATCCTTTCCTTTTACGAATGATTTAATCATTGGCATGGTCTTTGTGTGTCTGATTTGCCCAACAATTGTTTCTGTACTCATATTACAACTACGTAGAATACTTGGATATAGTGAATTCAAGTCAATACTTCCAATCCAGGAATGTACTCCTTTATCAGGTGTAGCTACATATGCTCCAGCCGCCGGTAATGGCTTTTCCTTTGTTCTATCTTTATCAGGAACAATAAGTCCACGACTATGTGCTTCGTTTACAATCGCTTGGTCTGTTTGTGCTACCGCGCCCATTGTTGTTTGAAGTAACACTAAATTGGAGTGTGCTAACACATTTGCCAAATCAATAAACTGTAACTTCTCATTTAAGTCAACTAACAGGTCTACGTCTTGTCTATTGTATTCAATAAATGTTTCAAAGTCTTGATTATACAATTGGTCCAATGTACCTTCGTATGCTACCTTATGTTCGCCTAATTCATATTCACCAATGGCATCTAAACTATAACTGTGCATTTCATGGTATGTGTACTTTTGATATAACAATAAGTAGTCTAAATGTACCCTACCTTGTATCTCATATGTGTTGTTAACCTTTCCATACTTTGTTACTTTTTTATTCTTAGGAAACTTCCCCCAAAGACAAAACTTTCGGGTATGGCTCTTGCTTAATACTAATGTGACTCTATTAACAAGGTATGGTATATCGAATCCTTCACTGTTCCACCCAGTCAATACATCAACATCGTCGATTAAATCTAAAAATGCCTCAAGCAATTCTTCTTCAGTATCAAATAAGATTGTATCATCAAACTTATTACATATATCTTGAGCTTGTTCTTTAGTCAACGTATCCGGCTTAATAGTTAGACATATAGTTTGTTTAAGCCATGATAAGTGTAGAGCAATAGCCGTAACCTTATTAAAAGGGTCGTCTGGAGGAGCAAATCCTCTCTCCTTACTAAAGTCCACCTCAATATCGAAGTAACCAATGTTCAATTCTGGAACTTCAGCATCCATATAGTTTGAAGATAAACACCTAAACACTGGATTAATGTCACTCTCAAATAATCCATAATGTTTATGCATATTTTTCTCTGCCTTAAACTTCTTTCCAGAATTACATACTACACGAGACAGATTATCTCCAAATATACTCGTAAATTTGCCTTTTGGATTTTTATAGTAAAAGGTATGGCGTGCTGGAAATTCAACATATTTCCTTTCTCCATTTACCCGTTCAACCGCATGAATAATATCATGATTGTAATCTAAATATGCATCAACGTAACTCAATCCACTCTCCTAAAATAATCCTAATGATCGACAAAGGCCAACAATACCAAATAGCACAAAATATGCGTTTATCAGCATAGGCCAAAATATTTCTCTGCGGTAATATGCGTATACACCAGCTACCGATCCAATTATTTGAATCGGATAATAAATGATCATATCACTCGCTGGTATACCATCTTTTGAAACGATTGCTAAGAATGTATTTACAGTTATTACGATTGTTACCGCAACAACCTCAAAATAAAACGCAACCCTGTCCGAGTGATAACTTTGATTAAAATAATCTACAGTTATTTCCCGTATCTTTGATGTCACTAAACGTTACGCCCAACCACATCTAAAATAGTTTCTAATTCATCAAACTCGTCGCGATGTTTGTGTAACTCTGCCTTGAAGGCTACTTTAATTGCCTTGTTTAATATTGATGGCTTAAGATCCAGTTCTTCAGCGACAGCATTGACTGTGTCCTTTAGGCCTTCTCTAAGCATAGCTTCTTCTTGTTTTACTTGGATTCCGTCAGTGATTAATCTCTTCAATTTATCAATATCTGGCTGTGAAAATGTAGGCATTGTTATCTCCGTGTTATATTATATTAACACTATTATAACAAAGTTTTAGGTATATGTCAAGTAGATTACTTCTTGTTTTTGACTTGTTGTTCTAACTTATCTAAGCGATCGCTTATTTCTGGATATCTTTCGTAAAACTCGTTGACCGATTCTAATTGTTTGATATTATATCTACTAGTGGCCCATGATAACATACTATCGACTTTCTTAAAGAACCATATGCCTAATTTTGTATCCTCAAACCATGCTGCAAAAGCACTGGTGAGTATACCAACTAATAATGTCTTTAATAACCAATACCAAAATATCATTTATTATCCTTCTCTACCAATAGCGTATTTGCCAACAATTGTTGCATCTTCACCATCTTCTAAATATTTAGAAGAGTAAATTAGTATATCAGGGCCATCGACTTGTACTCTAACGTGTCCTACCGGTGACGTATTTGCTTCTGCTTGAAATCCATCAGCTTGTAATATTCTTGCAAAGTCAAATAATTCATAACGGTTCTCAACTGCATCTGTAATGATAGTAACGACTCGTTCTACATCACTATCACTATCTTCTGATATGGTCTGATGGTTGTCATCGTTGTCATTGTCAGTTTTGTCATCGTTGTCCCACCATCCTTTTTCTATCATCCAATTCTTGAACATTTCTTCTCGTTCAGTCCGATATAAATAGTCCCACTTAGAATCACCTGACTTGATTGGCTTATCTAATAGATAGTTCCACTGAGGATCATTAGAGCTTGGCGGAGTTTCTGGTTTCAATAGTTTTGAGTCTGAAGCCGGAATACCATCTCTAGCATGTGTTTCTGATATCGACTCAGTAGCGGTAAGTTTTTTGCCAGCACCGACACCGATGCCTGCTCCAGCAACTACCGGGGTGGCCTTTTTAGCTGTTGATAATACTGTCTGCCCTGCCTTTGTTTTTGTTGCCTGTTTGGCAACCTTGCCTGCCCCAACCAGTGCCTTGCCTGTCCCAAATAACGCTAAATTAATTGGATCCAATATCATATTAAAAGGAACACTAGCAACATAAGATGCGTGATCGGCAAAACCTTTTCTATCTCCCCAACTTACTGATTGACCATCAGGAGCGTCGCCTTGTAACGGTTTGTCGCCCCTCCATGCATCTTCAAAATCAAAGTTTTTCTCGTGATTCCATCCTTGCTTGGCATAATCCATACTCCAGAAAACAGGATCAGCGACCCAACCTTGTATTGAGTTTCCTAAACGATCAGCATGCATAAGTCCTGCTAGAATTTTTTGACCTGTTGGAGTATTGATCTTTTCAGCTGCCCATTCGCCTGCTTCAGTACCCACACTTTTTGCCCATGCTACTATTTCCTCTTTGGCATTATCCATCGAGCTAGATTTGATATTATCATTTACTCCCGAGGGCAATGTTGATTCTGCTACCTTCGCTTCAGCTATGTGTTTAATCACTGATACATATCTATCAGCATATGCTTCTAAAAATTGATCTGTGTCATTAATTAATTCTTCAGGTTTCTTATTATGTTTCATATTAATTCCTATTATTTCTTGGGCTTATTGCCGCTGTTGTAGTGGCGTAAATTACCATGTCGACCAATGATTCTTGCTTTTCTCTTTTTTACAGCTTTGAGCCTTTTCAGTTCAATGTCATATTCGCTTGGTTTATCCAAAAATCGATTATCAGGTGTTTTGTTTTTCTCATTTTGCTTCTTTAACTGTGCTAGATCGGAAGCTAGTTTGTCTTGTTGTATATGATACACCTTTTCAGCATCTGCCCAATCATAACCTGGATCGATCGTAGGATCATTGCCCTTCTCATGATGTGACCATATTTCCCTACCTTTGGCGTCGCCTTCCTTGCCAATACCATTGAAGTGATCTTCGTCGTTTTGTTTAATTTGTAGAGCACGATCAGGACCTATATCGATCATCGGGATGTCTGACCCATCATCAACATCTGGTTTAGATTCTGCTGGCGCGTGAGCATCATAGGCATCTAACCCGCCGAGTAACGCCACCGAGGGGAGTGGCTTGCTCAATACGTCCAATGTCTTCATCGATCCATGCCCGGTGGCCTTCACTACTGGGTTTTGTCCAAACTTAGATTGTGCTATCTTTTTGCCGATAGCCTTGATACCGTTTATTGCCGGGCGGGCAAATCTTGCTGCCGCGGCTGCAACAGCTGGAGCTGCCGCAATCGCACCATATACAAGTGGGATGACTTCATCTAGTTGTTCTCTGTCTTCTGATATAATTTCATTAATTTTCATATATTGTCCTTATGTCATCGTACTAAAACGGCATCTTCCATAAATTGACATCAATAGTGCCGCCATCTTTATATTCACCCCAAGCTTGGAGCGTAGGTAAGAAGTACTCTGAATATGGCACATTCTTCTTAATTTTATGCATAATTGCCTTTCTATTTTGTCTTACAAATTCCCTATAAGATAACATCTCGGCGTCAGTTTTAGGCACTCTGAACTTCAGTTTTAATCGCGGATACTGATGTGTTACAGGTAATGTTGGATGTGTAATCACTTCCGTTCCTCTATCTGGCTTTGTTCCACTATAATCAAAAACATCAAATGCGTTTTCTGAAACTGTACGCTTCTTAGATTTGCTTTTCTTTTTCGCCGCAGGAGACAACCAACTGGCTGTTGTATTGTCCATTCGTTTGATAGTCCCACCCAATGGCGCTGTTACTGATGCTATATTTCCAGCTATCGTGCCACCATCATCTTCAGTTATAATTTCATTAATTCTCATACCATTATTTATCTATGCATCAATAGTTCTGTGTCACACTCATGAGCTTTAAAACATTTTCCCATGTCTTGGGAACATTTACAATTAAGTGTATTGAATTATTCATCCAACTATGAGTTCTATGTGTTTTTCGTGTATCTACATAGTACGCTTTTCCTGGAACGATTGGCCATGTTCTGCCATCCACTTCAAATTCATACGCATCTGATGCACATGTCCTACTTAAAAAAGCAACAATTCTAAATGTATCACGAGTCAACTGTGGATTGTCTTTATGTGGAGGGAACCACCCGCCTGCGTTGGTTTTTACTAACATTGTTCTTCCTAATGGTGCAAAAAAACCTAACATACCATGTACCGACGTCAAATCATGATATAATTCAGTCGGGTGTGACATTTCAACTTCCTTAACCTTTCGTTTATGTAGTTTTCTAATCTCTGGCATACTTACACTACAATCATATGAATCTCCTTGTACTGTAGTTAAACTCAATCCTTCACGATCATTGGATATCCCTTCTCGTCTTAAATATGGTACCCATTTATCAGAATATTTTTTCACCTCGCCACTAAACTGTCCTATATTGAATTCATATTGTAATGGCTCCCAAGAACTCAATGCTTGTAATTGTAATTCACATTTTATATCTTCTTCAGACGGTTCATACTTTGTACGATTACTCTCCAGCCACTTAGCATAGTAATTGCCCTGAGTAGTATGATCTGCCTTTGGTATTAGATTTAGTGGCTTGCCATCCTTATCAAATTTTTGTAAATCAATATCTTTCATTTTTCAATATCCTTAATGTTATAAATAAGTTGCTTACTTATTCTTCGATCATTCTTCTTACTACTATTAACTGCTTTTTTCTTCTTAGCCATAGCCTTTCTTGATGTGGCCTTATCAGTGCCATCATCACCCGCCCAATTTTTTGAATCTTCGGTTGATACACTATTCATTGGTCCATGTATATCCTGTATATCTTGATCTGTAAATTTTTTTGTAGACATAATATTACTTATTAAATAAAATTCATGCGCATATTCGCTTTTTGTGCTACTCGTATACTGGCCACATTGTCCGGAGACACCACGCACCATAGTTGACTATCGCCAAATTCTATCAATGCCAGCTTTACTGCTTCAGTTGCTATCCCTTTGTTTTGGTATTGATGTGCGATAAAATACGCTGTTTCACAAGTCTCTTTAACTTCTATTGCTCCAACTAATATCCCCTCATTTAAGAATATACCCCACGTATTATAATTAATTATAAAATTCAATGCAGCTTGTCGATTAAACGGCCATTCTATTTGTGCCAGAATGGCAATATCTTTCTTAACAATAGTTTGTAGGTGATATATGTCTGATTCTTTTAATCGTCTAATAGAAATACGTATTGCCATGTAACTATTTATTATAAATAGTAGCATATAATTATTATTCAAGTGTGGTAACATGATAAAATGGATAAAACAAGCAAAACATCATCTGGACGAAGAAACTGGTTGGACATATTCTTACCATCTAATTCATAGTATAAAGAACAGTTGGTTATTAGTCAAAATAGCATTTAAAAGTTTAGCACATGGATTATTTCCGTGGATATGGAAAGCTGATAGCCCAATTGCTGTCATAAAACTATATCATCAAATAATGAAAATAGAACACATTAAAAAGATGGACAAACTTAATGATATACCTAAAAAAGATAGATATAAATGAAGAATAAAAAGCACAGTAAAGGTACTCGTGATATTGATGCCTACGACCACAACCTGAAACATTATTCCGGTGATGATATAAATCACTACACAGGTGAAAGTGTTTCGGATCTGGTACCTGATAAGATACCAGACAAAGTGGAGAATGATTACCTCAAAGCTGATGCTGACTATATATCTGATATGTATTCAGATGATCAATTAGATCTACACAGTGATACTGACAAGAACGTATATACTGTAGATGGTATCCCATCCAGATGGTATCACAATAAACTAAGAAGTTCATACGAATTTGAAAGTTTTGGTACTCCTGATCCAATTGCTCGCAATATACAAATAACTAACCGATTTACAAATGATATGAGTGATATTATTAATTACGCATATGACTCAGACAAAACACACCTACAAACCATAGGAAATTATAGATCCAGAAATCATAGTAGACAAGACCATGATTTACATGATGGTGAAATGATGGATATACAGCGAGGAACATTAGGGCGTGGACATGACATTGATTGCATGATGAAAACAAATGTAGTTAAGGAAACACGTGATGAGAATGATAAGGTAATAATTAAACGATATACTGATATACCACAATTGGAATTAGTATATGCAATGTTTGATTGGCTTGAGATAGATGTCCATCAATCCAGAATACATACCCAACTATTAGGACAAACTACACCATTTCACATAGACCAACAGGTACGCTACGCTCGCGCTGGTTGGCGTGATATATGGACCAATGCTGGTGCTGATAAAAATCCACTAAAACTTAGGCGCTTTTTAATAATGTTACAGGATTGGGATTACGGACATGTATGGCAATTTGGCAATTCTTATTATCAAGGATATAGGAGCGGAAGCGCAGTTACTTATGATTGGTGTAATATGCCACACGGTGCGGCCAATTTCGGGTACACCCCAAGAGTAACATTACAAGTTACAGGGTTTATATCTGATAAAACACAATGGCTAATTGACCATCCTGATTCTAATCGAGAAGTTGAATTATAACTACCAAATCTTATACCAGGGTTTCTTCTTTTCTGTCTTTTCAATTATTTTAGTATGAGGAACAATCGTAGATTGTTCTGACACTTCCATGTCAACCTGTATAGAAGGGTCAATGGCAGACAAAATAAGATTAGTTATATTTGTATGCGATTTTGGGCCGTAATGATGATTATCCCTAGCCAAATCAATCACTAGATCATCCGGTATGTTGATAATTTTCGTATTTTTAAATCTTTCCATATCAGCTAATACTGCCCCTAATGAATTTGATTTCCATAATCGCTGTTGTGAATTTATTAAAATTATAGGAATACCATAAAGATCCAAGGTCTTAAAAAACATATACATTATTTGTCGTCTGGCAAGGGTTGTACTTTTTTTGAAGCCGTACCTCATTTCTTTATCTGAAATTCTAAGATCATGCGACATCATAGTTTGTTCATCGTACTTCAACTTCTTCATTATCGCTTTAGAAAACCAATCTCCCATAGTTATTCCACGAGTGTCACTCACTATAACCATCTCAGGTTTCCATTTTTCTATTATATTCTCCATAGGCTCAAATAAATCAACAAGATCGTTCGCTGGAGACAGATTAATATGGTTTGCTCCTAACGATTCAGATAATTTCTGGGCAAATGAATCTTCGTATCGAATTCCAGTACCAAATACTAAGCTGCCACCTATAAATAGAATCTTTTTATCTGTCGATACTTGTTCAGGGTGAGGTCCTCTTAGTCCTAAATCATTATAATCATAAGAGATATCTATCTGTGAATAATCAACTGTCTGTCTCAGGCCTGCCTTCATTTTATTAACACCTGCGCCTATAGCATCGCTTCCAACTGGATGTATTATACCTTTATCCTTGCCTGAAATTAATTGTTGACTATTAGGGGTGTTTACTAGCGTCAAGATGTTATGGATTGCTGTTTTTGACGATATCCAACGTTCATCATTTTTATCATTCCACGAGGTGGTCGTGCGAGTAATATCATTATAGAGCATGTCGAACTCATCGTCAGTCCATGGGTTATAGCCCATTATTTAACCAATCACTTAATACTGGATCAAACTCGGACAATTTTACAGTGCCATATTCGTCATAATAATTTGAAAGCTCTCGAACCTCTGATTTGTTTCCAGTATAAGGAGCAATTAATTCATGATATGTATGCTGGAACTGTTGTGAAAAATTATCATGTGATACACTACCAAACCATTCAATAATATCAGTCCTAAATTCCATTGGTAAGTCAGATAATGCTAAACCTTTACGGTTAATTACCGGGCGCATATTAATAGTAGTCCCAGGGAATTCAGTAGACAGCCAAATTATTAATTTGTCTATAGTTCTAATTGATAAAGAACATATGGTTAAATCAAATTGATTTACGTTAAAGTATTTTACATACTGTCGTATCACTTCTACTTTATCATCCCATACAGTGTTTTGTCGTATATATTCTTCAGCTTTACCAAATCCATCAATACTAATTGCCAACTTTAAGTTAGCATCTTTAAACTTGTGTACGGATCGTTCAGTAAACCTTCGAGTAGCATTTGTATTAATATCAACACCACTTTTTGGTGAAGCATGTACTAGTTCTAATAATACCTCTTCAAAATTCTTTATATAAAATGGCTCTCCACCAGCAATATAAATTCTTCGTAGGTTGCTATCAATACTACCTAATATATTATCCCAACTCTGATCATATTGTGACCAATCATTTCTATCTGGAGCATACTCTTCTTTAAGCCATGCTGTACGATTATCAGTATATCCGAAATAATCTTTCATTTGGTCTATTTTCTTATATATAGACGAACTATCATTCGGACCACACATTATACATTCTAAATTACACGTACTTCCTATACGTAAATCAAGTCCACGAATAATAGTATCATCATAGGGAATATGTCGATGTTGTTTATCGCCACGTCTGGTTCGTCTTAGTCCTGCTAACTGTTTTTGTCGAAAACTTAGACCAGCATCAGTGCTATCTTCTACGTTATAACACTTATGACATCCTTTAACTTCACTCTTATCAGCGAATTGTTGGCGATAAGATATCATTTCGGGGGATTGCCATATATCTGAGAGTTTATGCTCTTTAATATTATAAGGTATATGATGTTCATGATTCTTACAACATAAATGTACGTGGCCGCTATTGCCGATATGTGGAAAGTTTGAAGAGTGCACACAGTAGCCACTCGCTACTAATTTTTTATCCATTTTTACTATTTTTCAAGAATATGTTAAAACTATTTAACTAAATTTTTAAATGTTTTTGCTAATTTAACTATCGTTAACTCAGATGATTGTAAGCCTTTTTGTAGCAATGGTGGTCGTCCATCTTTGTCTACAATATTTCCAAACTTTTTAGCTTGTCGTTGTGTTTCGCCTGGCTTTACATCGGCAGTAGTATTTTGTGCTGTTATGATACCAACTCCCTCAATTATCGGCGGGTACACATCTATTGGCGCCCATCCACCATCAATAAATTCACGCTCATTTTTAAATCCGTGATCTAAAATTGCTTGCTCCCATGGAGTTGGCACAAAATCTGAACCGTCTGGTAATGATTCGCCGTTTAGAAGCTTCATCATAACTAGTCGACGTCCCCATAATTTCCATTCTTCCAGGTTTTTCTTAGTTGAATAATTATCAGTAGTATTATTCCATAGGTTGTTAGAAAATTCTGCGTTATGTTTCCTAAAATCCTTTAGACGCTCTCGCTCTAAGTAGTTACTTCCATACATCGGTAGTTCAAAGACAGGTGGCTGTCGGAGGGTCGGGGCTAAATCAGCCTTGTACGCCGGCTTCTCTTTTACCTCTGCCGGTCTTTTAGACTCTGGTGCATCTGGTTGGTTGAATTTGTGCCAAGCATATCCAACGCCGCCACCTGCGAGTGCTGCTTTAACGTATTGTCCTACGCCGCCTATCAGACCCTCATCTACCCCTTCGCCCATTTCTTTTCTTAATGAATCTAATTGTTGTTTCATTAGTTTTTTGCGATCACGTAGTTGCTCGCCGGCTTTTCTGATGGGTTTGGTTGGTAACAATTTAGTTTTATCAAACTCTTGTTTCGTATCTTTATTATTATCAAACCAAGTAAATGGATTGTACCATGCCTCTTTGAGTGATCTTTCAGAATCTACTTCTACAGATACACTGTTGTCTCGCATTTTTAAAAAGCCAATTCTGACTGTTTCTTTGCCAAACTTATTAATTGCTTCCTCCGCCGATAGTGAGGTAAGTTTCCACTTTGATCCGTCACTATCTATATTTAGAATTTCATCAATAACCATCTGGAATTCTGTAGCATTGGCAAATTCCCATCCTCGTCCTGGATCATTATTAAACCAATTTGGTATCTGATTTAAGGGAATTCGCTGTCCATCAATACTTGTTATTCCATGGATTACATATTCTTTATCATCTTCTTTGACCACCTCTGGATTGTACTTGAATCCACGATATATCACATTTGATATTTTATTATTTGCTGGATTTAATGATGAAAAGTTTTCTTTTAATTCAGTTAGTCTCATTACATTTACATTGGTGGTTTATACTAGAGTATTTATCTATACATTATACTATTAAATGTAGAAGAAGTCAAGATTTAATTCTACAGGATTCCGTCCCATAAATCATCCTCTGTTCCTGATACACTGTATCCGGCATCACAGGCATACATTCGCATGGCCTTGTCCATTACCTCGTCGTCAGACATCACACCCAAGTCTCCCAAATGCATAAGAGTCATGATAGCCTCTATGTAAACCATTTGATCTGTTGTGTGTAATTCGTCCCATTTAGTCATGTCATGAATTTTTATATCCATTATACCCTGAAACATTTGGAAATAGTGTTATCTGTGATAGTCTCGCCATAATTAACTTATGTTTGGGTAATTTAAGTTCAATTGGTTGCTTGTTATTAATATACATTGCGAATTTTAGATCTTCACACAATGAAGCTTTCTTATTATATATTCTATCTGATCCTTTTAAGAAACCACATAGTCCTGAGTCGTGATACATATTGTTCTCCTTTTAGAGTTAAAAGGACATCGTTGTCTTACCTTCGACGCCACCGTTAGCGTCTGTTTTATTTCATTTGGACCGCTGTTAGTCCACAATACTATTTATTCTTCTTTGAAATAATCTAACAATAATCCGCGCATCTGCTGTAGATCATGCATTCTTTCACGAAGTGTGAATTCTGATTGGACGCCAGCAGTTGCTAATTGTCTTGCGGTATCATTGTAGCACGCATCTAATGACTCAAGAGTTTGTCTTAGCTCGTCCCATGTGGGGCTATACGGTGTTTCCCAATCACTAGGACACATGCTATCTGTGGTGTTATTGTGTTTACTATCGAAACACTTTTTAATATCTGACTTAGGCCTAAACTGAATTATTTTATTATCGTGGTTGTCTGGTACGTCATTATTCATTTATTATCCAAATTGTGTGTTTGAGAAATTCGCCTTACTAAATTCTAATCTATCTACCAATTTAACAGCGTTGCCTATATGGTCAATTGCCACAAATCCTTCAGGTGCTGTTACTTTAAAACTACCGTCGCCTTGCTCGATAAAACTATCGATGCTTTGTGCGGTGTTAAACTTGTTAATGATTAATTTCTTTATTGCTTTGACTCTCAGATACAAACCATATATGTCTGAAAGTTGCTGTCTATTTGCTTCTACCCATTCCAAGCTAGATTTAAGGGTTTCTGCTCTTCGTTGTCCTGCTGGTCCTTCTCTCCCAGTTTTTAATTTTTGAATTGCAGTCTCTGTGTTGTTAAATAGACGCTGTGTAAAATCATCAACGAATTGTGAAGGATCATCAGTTAAGCTGCCTTGTCTAACATATTGATTAATATGTGCTTTTAACTGTACTACTAAATCTCTAATAGGACCAGTAGATAATACTGAGAACGTTTCAGGCCTCAAGTCACCCATATACGCTTTCATGTCGTTTATGCCTTGTACCATTGCGCTACTCTCATCTGCTGTCATTAGCATCTTTCCACTAACATCTTTATATGTTGCATCATCAAAAAATACACTAGGTACTTGATTTAAGCCTGATACATCAACATCAAATCCAGCTGACATATTGGCAATACTGTCGCCAGTATAATTTGTATGGAAAATAACTCCAATCTTGGCAGTTGATATACGTGTTGCTAACTCACTTCCTTCTGGAACAGCATATGTTATTGTATTTGGTTTAAACACAATATGTGGTGTTCCATCAATATCTGCTGAACGTAGCATATCCTTAGTGAAAATAATATCACCCTGTATTACGCCTGTGATGTTCAGTTTTGCGAGTTCTACTAGTGCTACACGTAACTTATCACGTAATCCTGCTCTATCGCCCTCTTCCTTCATATCACCGTGATTTCTCATTATATCATCTAATGACTTATTAAGCTTTGGGTTCTTTGTGAATACAGATTTAGTACCAACAAAGAATCTTCCATCTTCAGGATCAACACCAGCAATAACAGCCGGTGCTCCATCCCACTTAACAGTTACATCAACAGCACTATTAGTATTACCATGAAGCATTTCATACAAACCTGCGAAGTAATTAATAATATTTTGTACGCCAGGCAACCCGTTGTTTAGAATGTCGTCTTCTAAATGTTCTAAATGTGTATTTTTAGCTTCCCAAAGTAGATCCGTGTTTTCTACCGTATATTCACGATCAGATGTTTTGAAATCTTTCTTACGCATTATAGTCTTAGCAATAAGATCTAATTCTTCATCCTCGTAATCTTGTGTTATGACAAATGGCAAATTGATGTCAGTAGCCAAATCCTTCATTACTGCTTCATCGCCAATATTCATAGAGGCTATTTGTCTGCCCCATCGTTTCGCTTCTTGTTTAAATAATCTAACCAGTTCACTAGATGTAATTTGGTTGACATTTCTAGCGTCATTTACTCTATCTAAAAAATGCTTGGTGAATTCTACATCTATCCCTAACTTAGAAAATATACGATCAACATATATTTCTAAATTGTTTAGATCACCTGCGGTTAATTGTTTGTCTACTTCTAATATTCTCATATCGCTATTTATTCAACTCTTATTATGTTTAAAATAATGAACCTGTCGTTCACGTTCAACTGCTTTTTTGCGTGACTTGTACGGGCCGCCAAGTCTCTTGCGTTTGCCATTCTTGCCTTTACTTTTACTGTAAAGGACATACCCCTTGGGTGTTTTGCGGATGACTTCTTCTATTTTCATACTATATGCCTGATTCTAATTTAATAATCGACATTTCAGTATTTAATTGAGAAGTTGCGGCCTTTACGCCTGCGGCGTACCCACTATCATATAGTGCCTGATTCATAGAAAACGCAAAGAATGCCACAATAGTCATACTCATTAAAGCAAAAAATATTTGGTAAAAGTTTTTCATGTTTTTATTCTCCTCATTTAAAACGGCATCATGCTGCCAAACATTCCCGTAGGACTAAAGTTATTGTTTATCGATCCCACACTTTGATTCATATAATATAATTGTGAGTTCATACTATTTACAGTCTTAGTCAAGTTTACAATTTCAGTTTTCATACCTTCAGCAATGCCTACACCCTCATACATTGACTGTTTCATATAATCCATATCCTGGTTAATACTTTCCATAGAATACGCAATTGTATTCATATTCATTCTAATCGATTGTAAATCTTTCTGTCCTGAAGTAAATGACTGGGACCAAGTCTCCATATGTGTGTTCACTACATAACCAGCGTATATAAACATTGAAGCTACTAGCAATTGTGCCGTCGTTTGCAACCACTGACATGTCTTTGATGTGCATGTTTGCATATTATAATCCTGTGTTAGAATTTATCCATTCTAATATTTCAATGTCAGTTGGTGATTTTGTTCTGCGATGGCTTTCAGATAAATTATCCCAATCACGTAAGGCTGGATGTGTCTTTTGTACACTATTAAAATATAATCCCCATCTCCATCCGTCTTTTACTAGCTCATCAACCCAACGATTGTGTCTCCACTTTGACATATCACCTGACACTTCTGATTTAATATCATCATCAATATCTATAGAGTTTTCAAAATCACCAAAGGCGGCTGCATCGTATAAGTTTGATATCTCAATATCAAAGTCACTGGAGAAAATATGTTCCCATACTTGCAGTATAAACTGAGTTTCTGTTTGTGTCAAGTCACGATTCAATGGAATTGTATATATATGTTCAAATTCACAATCTGAACACGTACTATAATCCATACTTATTTCGTTACCATTCATCTCATAGACATGTACTATGTTTTCAGGTCCAAACTCTTTTACTGTTCGGTACCATCTGTCCACTTGATCACCCTCTATAGATTCAGATGTTTTTAATTGAATATAGTGTTGATACATTATTTAGATTTATCTCCACTATTGACATATAGGCCAAACCAAGCGGCGCCTGCGCCAACTACAACTGAAACTAGTCCAGCTTGTGCATTATTTGGATCAGGTAATGCCATAAACCATTGTACTACTTCATAAAACATATATATGTACACCGTGATAAACACTCTAGGAAATATTCTAAGCTTATCTATCCAAACAGGAATTGCTTCAACAAAGCTTACCTTACCATCTTCATTTATATCAGTAGTACTCATATATTTCTCCGTTTATTATACAATGTATTTATAGTCATCTAGTCACAAAGAAGCCCGCAGATGCGGGCTTCTTGTTGTATCAAACGATTAGATTATAAACCTGCGTCTGTCACTGTAGCTGCTGCAAAGATACCACCAACAGCTTGAACTGCTGTTTCTAAGTCTGCTGCTGTCCATGAACTACCTTCCATGTATAAGTTGAAAGTAGAATTTGTCGAATCATCAGTCATTGCACCCATGCCCATCATTGTGCCTTTTTGTGCTGCTGCTTCAACAAAACCTTCCATGTCTTCACCTGGGTTAGTTTGTCCTGCTGCACCTGTTGCTGCTGAAATAGCGAATACTGAAATAGTAGCGCCAAAGTTTACTACACCAAATTCGATTGTGTTGTTTGGATTACGTGTTGCCATAATATTACTCCTTTATGTTATGTTATATTTTACTATGTTTTCTGTTGCCTAAATGCAACTAAAGGTATTTATCTAATTACTTCAGAAATCTGTAGAAAGATTGTCCAATCAATTGTAACTGCGGCGCTGCCTGTAACAATTATTGATATAGCATTGTCAACGGTGTCTGCTTGTATGTCAACATTCCATGCTTGGTCTGTTTGATTTAATGTCTCTACGATATTTTCCCCAACTAACGATATTGTGCCATTTGATCTCTCTACAATTCCACGAATCACAAATGCAACACGGTCGCCAGTTGCCAAGCTACTTGCTACCGCTGTAGCCTCGTATAGAGCAGTGGTGTTATCCTCAATTAGAATCTTAGAGCCATTAGCCAGTAATACTGAAGTATCAACACTATCAACAGTTTGTACAGTTAGAGCTAGGTCTCGTTTACTCGCAGTATGTGTAGTTGAACTGTTCACCATCCTTATAGACTGTTCGTATACTACATCTCCAACAAATGTCTTGTCTCCCGTAATGGTGGTATCGCCAACTCTTTCGTCAACATATGCTTCAGAAGCAAGACCAGCAACATTATTATTGACATATGTTTCCGATGCAAGTCCAGCTATACTTGGTATATATGGTTTATTTGCTAGATCATCATAGTTTCCACTAAAAAAGTTTGGTCTGTTGACTAAATCATTATAATCACCACTAAACAACGTAGGCAAGTTCGACAATTGTGTATAGTCTATACTAGAAACCAGTCCGTTTGCTAAGGATAGCAAATCAATACTACTAATGACTGAATTTGGCGTTCCTAGATGTAAATTAGTACTATCCAACGATAGCATCAAATCACTATTATCAACGGACGGAGCATTAACTAAATCATTATAATCACCACTAAACAATATTGGCGTGTTTAATAAATCAGTATAGTTGCCGCTAAAATGTGATCCACGTTCTAATAAACTCTGAGTCACATATGATTCAGTAGCATATCCTTCAAGATCAATGGTGCCGTTAGTTATTACCTCAGCTACTTGTTCAATTACGTATGTTTGTGTTGCTAGTCCGTCAATACTTGGTATGGCCGGTCTTTCGGTTAAGTCATTCCAACTACCTGAGAATATTGTTGGTTTATTAATTAAATCATTATAGTTACCAGAAAATGTAACAACCCCATTAATGGCCGTTGTTAATTCGTCATCAGTAACATACCCAGTGAGATCAAGATCAGTAGCAGATAATCCACCCAATTGTAATATCTGTGTATCAACATATGCTATTGTGGCAAGAGTAGAAAAATCTGGTAGTGCTGGCTTATTAATTAGGTCATTGTAATTACCTGAGAATGTCTGTGGAGCATCTATAAGATCACTATAACTTCCAGAAAATAAAGATGAAGTTAAAGCATATTCACTTAGGTTGATAACTGGTTGATAATTATCTAATGCCGTTGTTAATTCTAAGTCTGTAACATATGTAGATAAATCAACAGTACCACCAAGTGCTGCTTCAGCTATTGTAGTTTGTACAAATATTTCAGTGGCGAGGCCAGTGAGGTCTGTTTCTATAATTGTTGGTTTATTAATTAAATCATTATAGTTACCACTAAACAGCACTGGTGCGTTCGATAAAGCACTATAACTACCATTAAATAATACTGGGCGATCCACCAAATCATTATAGCTTCCGCTGAAGGTGATTGGCTTATTAATTAAGTCATCGTAATCACCTGAAAATAAATTCAATGTAGCAATCGCAATAGATACCGCAGCAGCAAGATCAGCACTAATAATATATTGACTAAGGTCTATATCATTGACATTAATATTATCAACTGCGTCATTTACAAATAGTTGAGTAGCATAACCGTCTAACGTTGGTAGAATTGGCTGGTTAACTAAATCATTATAATCACCACTAAATATCGCCGGCTTGTTTACTAAATCATTATAATCACCGCTAAACAACGGCAATGCCGCAATACTGGCATTCAATTGATCAGTATCTATAAAGCTTGAGGTATTGGTCAGCTCACTAGTAGTAGTTGGTATTGCTGGTTTGTTTGTAAGTTCGCTATAATCACCACCGAAAGTACTAACATTAGCAAATAAGTCATCTACAAATTGAGTAGTCGCATATCCATCTAATGTTATAGATCCACCTGTGGCTATGTTGGCTATAGATGCTGTAAGTTCAGATTCTGTTACATACGGAACATCATTTTCAAACTGACTAAGTTTGGTCGGAACCGTAATACCTGGACCGTAAACAAATGCCTGGGAAGTAACGTCCCAAAACAGCATATCTCCTTGTTCTAATACCTGACTAGAATCGTTGTTTATTGGAATGCCATTATCACTGGAGACATTATTATATCCTCTAATTGCCATTAATTAACCCTCTTAGATAACAAGTGTTACCTTGTCAAGTACACCATGTACAACTGGATCATACTCTGTTGCGACTAGATAACTTCTATCTACGTGTGCACGCAAATAAACAAAGTTTCCAATAAATGTAGAACCTCGAGTATCACTATCGTGATCATATTCAAAGTAAGGATGTGAAACTGCTAAATCAATAACGAACCAATCATCTTCGGTTGGATCCTCCATTAGCGTAGCTTCTAACCAAATTCGGCCAACAAAGTCATGAACATGAAAGCTCACAGTATGTAGCCCGTCTGAAAATCCATAAAAGCCATCGCCTTTAGCCTTATCTCCGGTATATGATAATTCGTTTTGATTTGTTAATATGATTACTGAACTTGACATGATTTATCCATTTGTTATTTTTGCCATATTATGTATTTATGCTAACCGGTGGAATCACAATTGGTGGTGACAATGCCTTTTGCTTATTTTGAATTATGACTTCATCCTCTATACAACTAATTGATAACTTACAGCCAGATACATTTTTATCTAATAAATATTTCGCTAATGGCAGTTTTATCTTTTCATTTATTAATCTTGAGAGTGGACGGGCGCCCATCAATGGATCAAATCCATTAGTCTCTAAATATGTAATTACCTTTGAATCCCATTCTAGTTCTACCTTTCTGCCTTCAACATAGCTCTCCAATTGCTTGAGGAATTTCTCTACAATAAGTTTCATATTTTCTAAGAGAAGAGCATTGAACTGAACAGTGCCATCTAATCTATTTCTAAATTCTGGACTGAAGAAACTTTTAACAGCTGCTTCAACAGCTTTCTTGTTATATACTTCCTTATTAAATCCAATAGACTTGACCGATCCTTCTTTTACTCCAAGATTACTGGTCATAATTATAATACAATTCTTACCACTTACCTTTTTACCAGTTGAGCTTGTAATAACGCCATCGTCTAATAGCGACAATAACACACTCATAATATCTGGGTGTGCTTTCTCTACCTCATCCAAAAGTAATATACAATTAGGTGAATCCTCTAATGATGTAATTAATAATCCATCTCCAGCCTTTCCATCACCATGTCCAACATATCCAGGAGGACTACCAATTAATTTACTAACTGAATGTCTTTCCATGTATTCTGCCATATCAAATCTAATTAATGGCATGGACATAGCTTGTGATAATCGTTTAGCTGTTTCTGTTTTACCAACACCAGTTGGACCAGTAAACAAATAGCTGGCCACAGGCTTACTAGGATCTTTTAATCCGGCCATACTAACTGTTATACTATCTACTACTCGTCGAATGGCCTCTTCCTGCCCAAACACCGTGCTACGCAAATATTCCTCAACTTCCTTATGTTTTAAGATCTCAGTATCCTGTTCAGATACTCCCAAATGTTCAACAGGAATATCTACAATCCTACCCACTTCTGACTTAATATGGAAAGGTGTTATCTTTTCAACCTTATCTTCTGCTGTGGCAATTGTATTATATGCGCAGGTCCTATCTAACACATCAAAAGCCTTATCTGGTAATTTCTTATTAAACATATATTCATTAGATAACTCAACGGCGATATCGGATGCTTCTGGATCAATCTCTACGCCATGGTATGCTTCGTATTGTAATAGAGTGTTTCTTAATATCTCTTTTGTCTCTGCTACCGATGGCTCATTAATTCCTATCTTTGTAAATCGTCTAGCTAGTGCTGATTCCTTTTCAAAAATCTTTCTATATTCTTCATCAGTTGTGGCGCCGATAACCTTTAATCTGCCATTAGTTAATGCCGGCTTCAACATATTTGCTGCATCTACTGCGCCTTGGCCAGTTTGTCCGGCACCAATTATCATATGTATCTCATCAATAAATAAAACTACATCTGGTTGGTGCTCTAATGCTGTAATCAACAACTTTACTCGTTCTTCAAAATCACCACGATATTTTGTGCCAGCAACAAGTGCTGCCATATCTAAACTCCAAACAGTAACATCTTCAATATTATGAGGAACCTCACCTTCTGCTATTAATTTTGCAAATCCTTCGACAATCGCTGTTTTACCAGTACCACTTGGACCAACAAGAATAGCATTTGACTTCTTTTTGCGAGCAAGTGTTTGTACTAAATCACGAAGCTCATCACGTCGACCAATAACATCATCATAGTCCGAACTCTCTACATTCATATTAACACAAAACTGTTTAATAATATCTAGTGCCTTTTTGCCATTATTTCTAATCTTTGGTTGTCCGGATGCTACTGATTCATGTGTCTGAGTCGCTGGAGTCTGACTCGTATTTTCAACAAGCCAATCTATCATCTTAACTTTGCTGAGACCGTTAGCATCAGCAAATACACCAAATGCTGTATTTTCCTCACTTAAAATGCTAACAATAATATCTATTTGATTTATGCCGCGTTTTCCCTGGAACAACGCCTGTGTAAGAGCTCGATTAAATACCCGTTCTAACATCTGTGTTTTTCTTGGACTAGTATCAACATCAGTAGGTACCACCAATTCATCGCAATCTTCTGCCATATAACTTGATAAGTCTTCCTGTATGCCAATACAGTCTGCCTGTATATCAAAGCACATCGACTTAACTGCCGGATCTGCTAAAGTAATTAATGCAATATGCTCTACAGTTACATATTCATGATTATAATGTCTTGCCAATAATATTGATTCCGCTACTATATTTTCAATTTCTGTCATTCTTTAACCTTTTTATAAAATCATTAATGTTATTTTCATTCAGCAATGGCACCTCTACCGTTGTATCGATATACATGTGACCATACTTTTTCTTTTTTCTATCATATAGTCCTTTATTTGGAACTATAAGTCTTGATTGTTCTAAACTGTTTCTTGTAACTTGTACTCTATGTGGTTGACCGCACGGATCAATAACAACAATAGTATTGCCACATAATACATCTATAATATCTATACGTCTAGACATTATAACATTAAATCCTTGCCGTGTAAAGCTATCATGTTGCTTTTCTTGAATATTAATTATATAAGTCTGATTTTCTTCTTCAACCTTAAATTTGTCGTTGGCCATTGCTCCTGGCAATATATTAACCTTTAGATATAATGGGGTCTTGTCACTTAGTACCACTCCAACATATCCATTCACGCCTTCTATTTGTTGGATAATATCCAACTTTAAATTAACATATAGGGCAGAAGGTGCTGAAACCACTGTTACTGGAGTTCTACCTTTTAGTTCATTATACGCTTTTGTTATTTCTGAAAACATTTTATTGTTTCCGCCCTTATCAGGATGGTGTTGTTGTGCCAAGGCATGATATGCCGCGTGTATTTCTGCCTTAGATGAAGCAGGAGATATTCTCAGAATATCCCAAGGATTATTTCCCAGTCTCATAGTACTGTTGATAGGCTATAATAATAGCCTGTTGTTGTTTCACTAACTTTATAATATCGGCAACGTTGAGAGATAAATTCTCATATCCGTTATCAGTTAATGCAAATAAAACTAGATCAGTTTTAGAATTTTCTAACTCTTTCCATACATCAGCTACATTTTCAGGAGTAACAACTATATACTTTATCTTTCTTGAACTGAGTACATCAACACTCGGTAACTCAAGCTTGGACTTTGTTATTTCTGAACTACTGATATTGAGTATTTCTGGTATGCTGGTACAACTACTTAGGAATATCGTCGCTACCAACGCAAGAATTATATTCTTTTTCATCATAGTCTCCTGTTGCTCCGCTTAAGATCTCAAAGCAGTTGGCAGTTTTATCCACTGCCGAATTAATTATTTTCTCTACGAGTTTAGGCTTCTTTGTGCCTATCTCACCAAAATCTCTACTATCGCCGCTCTTACTCTTATTGAACTTATTTTCTAAGTCAACCACTTGTTTTCTACTTTCAGTAAATTTCTCATTTAAATCTGTCATAGTAGATTGCATTCTTTCGAAATCTTGAGTTAATTGAGTAATTGCGTTTGACTGTACAAATAACGCCTGTTCCATTACCGACTTATTATCTGCATAAGTCTTAAACGCCTTTTGTGTATCTGTATAATACCAATATGCCGCTCCGACTACGCTAGTAATAGCAAGGCCTAATATTATATATGTTTTAAATCCACTAAGAAATCCAAACATCATTTATACCTGTATGATATTCTTCCCTTACTCAAATCATATGGGCTCATCTCTATATCTACTATATCACCTAAAATAATTTTAATTTTATTCTTTCGCATTCTACCACTAATATTACATTCGACTACGTGTTCATTATCATTCAACTTAACATTGAATATAGATCCTCTCTTACATTCAATAACCGTACCTTTTACTACAAATAAATCTTTCTTTGACATTAATACTTATTTAGAAAATCAATTCTTTCCTTGATTTTTCGGGCCTTTGGATCATGTGTTATCACATATTCATATGAACTTGATATAATATGTTTTTTAAAGTTTTCTTGAGTCCAGCTGGATACTTTTCCTTTACGTTCATAACTTTTGAATTTCCAAAAGTCAATTTCTGAATCTACTTGTTGAATATCTGTCAAAATATCGTCTATCATATGAAATGCTTTCGAATCACGATTTATTTCAATATATACAGTATACATGCCATCTGTGTCTGGTCCAATACTAGTGTCAACATCTAACACACCACGTCTAGTTTCAATAAAATCTGATAAGTCTTCCGCTGGTTCTTTGTCTTTAATTAATATGGCAATGACAATAATATTTTCATCATTTCCAATTTTACTCTTATATTGATCAATACTAGCAATCGGATCTATCAAACTGTTTAGATCATCATGATGAACGCCTTCTGTTATATTATGTTCTGATGGCATCGTCATCTCCTAATCCTTCATCATATGCCTGTTCAACATCATCAGAATCAATACTCATATCATCGATACGTATCTTTCCGGCAGAAAGACCATCCATATATTTTCTCGGAATAGCCAACGTGACCAACCATATAGGCTTCATGACTGTCTTAGTCCTTGATTCTCCTGGTCTCATGCCATCTGGACCATCCGGTATATCAACATCATCAGGTGTAATTAATTTAGCTACATCCTTTAACTTGGATTTCTTGATCTCAACCTCAATATCATTGCTTTGTAACCGAGCAACCGCATCTGGATCTGGCATCTTTTTTCTAGGGTACATTAAAGTCACTGTGACCATGTACTTCTTGATATGTGGGCCATCCACAATCTCGCCCTCTATCCAATTCTTATAGGCGTAAATATTCAGATCTTCTAAAATACCATCTACTTGCATTAATGTTTCTAACGCACTAGATCTATTAATATTTTTATCTAATTGGGTAATAATAGTGTCTTGGTTCATGTTGGCTCGTGGTTAATCTATCATAGTATTTAGCAAATTCTCAAAAGTGAATGCCATATAACCCAATCTTAATAATACAAACATAACGCCTAATTTTGATTTACTAAATACTTTAACAGGCAGTTTTTTTAAAACTATTATTTTAACTTAACCCCCAGGAGTCATACATGGCAAAACGTGCTCGTAAGACAAAAAACCAATCAAGAGAAATACACAACAACCAACAAGACATATTAGACCTACAAACATACAAACGCAGGCCTCGAGAAGTAAAAATTATCCCTAGAAATCTCAGACAAGAAGATTTATTATACCTTTTAGAAAATGACAACAAACACATAACATTCGCTATGGGACCAGCCGGTACCGGTAAAACACTACTAGCAGTATTGTCAGCAATCAAAGCATTGAAGAATGGAGACTGTGAAAAAATTATCGTAACTCGTCCAGCCGTCAGTGTCGACGAGCAACATGGATTCTTACCCGGAACATTGGTAGAAAAGATGGCGCCATGGACTCGTCCTATATTTGACGTCTTTGAAGAGTTTTGGAGTCCGCCACAAATTGAAAAAATGATTGAAGATGGTGTTATTGAAATTGCTCCATTGGCATATATGCGTGGTAGAACGTTTAAGAACTCATGGATCCTTGCAGATGAAATGCAAAATGCTACACCTTCTCAAATGAAAATGTTACTTACCCGAATTGGTGATGATTCAAAAATTATAGTAACTGGTGATTTAGCCCAACATGATAGAGGCTTCGAAGACAATGGATTAAAAGACTTTGTTGCCGCCTTGGCAAAACGAGATAACGAAATGTTCGGCGTTGTTGAATTCGAAAGAAAAGATGTCGAACGTCATCCAGCCGTTGCGGCCGTGTTAGAAATCTATGGTGACGATGCCTAATTAACCAGAAATAATAGCATCAGCGATCGCATTCCAATTCGCTAATCTAGGGACTTTGGACTGCGGTACCAACGAATAACTTTTATAATCAACATTGTGATTATGTTCTAATAAGATTGACTTTAATCCTAAGTCATATCCAACTAGCGCATTCTCATCTTTATCTTCTACCCAATACAACCCAGAATCTTTGTAAGGCAATAGTGCTTCATCTTTATCGGCACCTGTATCTAAACATACAACATCGATGAATGTATCAGCTCCGAATACTTTTTCTAAATTTTCTTTACGTAATTGTGAAGCACGTGAACATAGACTAAGACTTGTAATACATACAAACTTGTATCCTGCTTCTACCAACCGAGCAACACCACTACGGGCATCACCAAATGCTGGCATATAGCCAACCCATGAACTATTGTTGAATTCTTTAATAAGACGCTTACTTACTGTCCTTTCAATTCCATACATTAAATCAATTTCGTACAACCCGAATTCTACCTGCTTGTACCCGTTCATTGACATCCAATTATGAAATTCTGCTTCCCAATCTAATAAAACACCATCGCAATCTGTAAGTATAATCTTGTTATCTGTTGCCATAATATTTTCTCCTTATCTTTAGTATCTAATATATGTATATTATAACATAAGAAGCCTTATTTGTCAAGGTTTCTTTTTAGATAATGTATAAATACATACATTAAACACAACATGAGAATATTATGAAAAAAACATATTTAACAGAAGCTGATCATATGCGAGCAATGATCAATACAATTACAGAAGGTCCTGAATCTAACCTACGAGTACTACAATCAATGACAACTGATGGAGAAGTAATTGTACTTCCAGCATCAATTGCAGATGCCTGGTTAGAAATAGATGAAAATAATCCATACGGTGGTGAACGCTCTGCAGAGTCGTACATAGATATTACAGATCAATTATCTCCAGAGCAATTAGAAGAGCTTGCTCAACTTGCGGTTGGATCAGGCGATGACGCTGAAGGCAGACATATGCTTTCAGCAATGATAGATGCTTATGAAAGTGAAGTAGATATGGAAGAGGTGATAGAAATTCAAGATGAGATATTTGCTCGATACAATATTGATGATATTGATGTAGGGATGACAGAGGGTGTGTTATCATGGATTGGCAAGAAGACTGGTATTACAGACAAGCTAGAGAAGGCACGAAGAGCACAGTTAACTAAAAAACGCAATGCATGGGACGCCGAGAATCCTAGCATTGCAGCATCAGGTGTCAAGCACAAAATGCCAGGATCAGTGGTTAAGATAAAACCTCCGAAGACAGCGGAACAAAAAGGTAGAATCAATGCTGCAGCAAAACAAAAAAGAGATGCAAAAAAACAAAAGGCTCAAGATATCAAAGACGGACAATCTAAAGCGAAAACCGATACTGGCAAATAATGAAATATACATCCGGCATGCGATCTTTCATTGATATAATCAATGAAAGTGATGGCGAGCAACACAGGACAAATATGACTCCTGCCGAACGTGCACATGCTATGAATGTACTTGCCCGCTATTCAGAGCGGCGAGCTGTGGCGGCCAATTCACAATCCGAATTAGAAGCAGATGATAATCTAACAATTAAAAATGACCGAGCATTTGGTGAGCCACTTCAAGATGAACCAGAAGAGGATGATATTCCACTAGCAGTAAGTAAACTAGCATTGAAAACTGATCCATATAATGAATTAGGCTACACTCCGATTGACACAAAGTGGTCGGATGTCGTTTCAAAAGAAGAGGCTCAAAGATTAGATGCATATGATGATATACCCGACTCATATAAACTGGCCACACCAATAACCGGAAAATTAATGCATGATGATGGTTCATACTCACACATTACCGCGAATCCAGACGGAAGTGGCAAGATAGATTCATCAGTACGTGATGCTATTGCATATACTAAGAGACTTAAAGCAAACTTGGCTGCCAAGAAAGCAGCTGCTGATAAGGCTAAAGCCAAGAAGGATAAAGAAGAAGTTGAGGTGGCTACTACCAAATTTATGGCGAGCAAAGAGGCTAGAGCGCAACGTGATATCTATAACAACCGACACAGTAAGGAACATACTTACACTAAAAATATACAAACCGGGCGTGCCAGATATCTGGCAATGAAACAGAAGCAAGAAGAAGAAATGGCGATGCGTCGAAATTTCCTAAGAAGACAACAAATAGAAAACCAGAAGAAACAACAAGCCTATTACAACTCAATGAACGCAATGTACGGCCGTAGACCATACCGCTAAATCTATCCTATTTTATCAATGTGGTTTATCTCCACATATTTCCAATCACCATGTTCACGCAGACTTAAATGGCATTCGGCAGTAAATATAGGGGTTAACTCCATCAACTTATTAAACATTACATCATATACCTCACTGAATGAAGTTTTATGAGTAGCAAAATAAGGGGTTGATGTATCATCATCTGGAAACTTTACTTCGAACACATTAACAGTCCTGGTACCTTGTCTATTAGACTCAATCCATGATGTCAAATACATTAGCTGTACACTTACTGTAGATGGCATTACATTTATACTAATAAAATTATCATGTACATGATTTGGTACTGATTTATATTCGTCAGCATATAAACCATAACGAGTATGAATATCGTAAAATTTACATAATGTAGTTACCAGACCAATTTCCTTACGCAGGATCTTACGATCAGTATCTGAAACCAATTTGCCAACTGCTTCCTTCCATGAAGAAATGTAATTGCCATTAAGTTTATCGAGCATAATATTACCACCCCAATATTCAGAAATTTTCCTGGCCATTGACATATTATCATCAGTGATCAATTTCTTAACTGACTTATATGCCTTATTGCTCGGGGTCGACGTAGATATCTGTGATGCAATGAATCCCGCATCATACCCTTCACTATATAGCTCGTATGACGCAGATAGAGCGTGTAAGACAGTAAGGTCACTGACTGGTGAATTCTCATATTCATCTTCAGATTTATTATGTGCGGCTTCACGACCGCGTAAAATTGTATCAGTGGCTGTTAAATACTGTTCTACAATAAGACTTACTTCAACAGTTGGTATATCATACATTTCAGATACAACACCAACTGCTTCAGAATCTGCGGTGATTGATCTAAATTCACTAAGTGGGTCAAATGCTGTCGTCTTTATCATGCCTGTATCCATCGCTTATGTACATACATGCTGAGAGTTACACCTACTGCTCCGCCTGTGCCAACCCACGGAACAGCTTGCCATCCAAGTTGTACAACTCCCAATACAACAGCAACTTCACCAGCTGCCATAAAATAAGATGTTACCCCGGCCATTAAATAATGTCCATGAATAACATTTTGTGTTTGAAATGCTCGTAGGAAAACCAAGAGCATGGTTGAAAACAAGAGTAATAGTAATGGTGTCATTACTTGTTACCCTGCTAAAATAGTTTTTAATTCCTCAAATGATTTAGGACCTAATAGAATTAATGGTTCTTCAGAATCGCGCTCAATAATAGTAGCGGGTACACCTCTAATTCCCATTCGATTAATAATTTCAGTTCCTTCATCGGTATCAGCATCTAAAGTTATAATATCCCATTCATCAGACATATCTTTAGTTACCTCTTCAAAAATTGGTGCATATTGTTTACACGGTTGACACCATTCAGCACTGACCTTTGTTACTTTGTTCATATTATAATTCCTTTATTTAAGATTTCATACTTGCTGGCTTTTTCATTCTAATCTTTGATCTGTCTCTTACCGCCATTCGTCTAGTCTGTATTTCTTGTCCTTTAGAAAAGTCTACTGCATCAGATGCTTCTGCTTGATTAGAAAATTCACCTAGCTTTTGGCCATGTGCGTCTTGTACATAATATTTAATTACTGATCTTGACATATCTTTACTCCTTGCTTTATTGTTAATATACATACATTATACTACAACTTGCCACATTTGTCAACAACTCATTTCAAATTAACTTTAATTAAGTTCTTGATTAATTAGATCTTGCCAAGTCCCATCTAAATCCAGCTGGCCGCAAGCCGCTGGAAACTCTGTGAAAAACCCTTTATCCTTACATGTGTATTCTAAATTCTCTAACTCTAATCTTCTATCTTCAGCATATAAGTCTTCAATCTCTTGCTGTTCCGGAGTCAGTGTTGTTTTAGTAGAATTAGATTGGGTTACAGATTCTTCTTCTTCCTGTTCCGCCTCTGCTGCTCGTTCTTCTATAATCTTCGCATGTTTAGCTAGAGCACAGTGGTAAGTTTCATGTCCGAAAATTGCCATGGCCTCTCTATCATCCCAAATCTTTGGTGTTACTATGTGCACATAACATACATCTTCGGTTTCACTTACAATTGCAAATCCGCGAACGCCTGATCCCTCTGGAAGATCAGTTTCTGTAATTCTTTCATACTCTTTGTTAAGTTGTTCTTCAAATTTATATAACACCATTTTAACAATGAACGACGTTCTACCTATTTCAATAGTATCATCAGGTCCGTATTTTGCCAAATCAAAATCATCTAGAGCAGATGCTGGTGTTAAAATCATCAATGACAATAGTGTCGCTGATAAAAATGTATATATTTTTTTAAATATCATATTATTTTTCCTCTTTTGTTAGTTTGCTAAAAACATTAATAATATCACTACAATAATAAACATAATAATACACTTAACACATGCGTTGCATTTGTTCCATGTCCACAGCGAACAACATTTCTGCTCCGCTAATTTATGTGTTAGTTTATCTATCATCTGAGATTTATATTATTAATATGTAGTAATAATGTTACCTGTTATCGATCTTTGAATATCTAATTTTTCGATTTAATAATCGCTTAATGAACTTTCCAGTGCCGGCGTGCCATCGATGTACACTGTGCCAACGTCTAGATGTCCAATCTCTTATAATATCTCTAGTTTTTGTCATTATTTCTCCTCTTTTAATTAACATCATTGTCAATTACTGTTACTAACATTTAAATTCAGGTGCATGTTTTGGTATATAAGAGCTAAGATATTTAGTATGTAACTGAAGTGGTGAGTGTACTGTTTGTTCTATCTCCTTTGATAGTGTTGGAATATAATCCCTTATGTACATTTTTCTATATTCATCCACAGAATTCGTTACCTGAACGAATTCTTGCCAATACTCTTCATTTCTATCCCTATCCAACATTTTATTAATATCTGCCAATCTACCGCGGTGTCGATCAGTTAAAATCGATGAAAAATCATCGAGAGCCCGTGTAATTTGGTGTCGCATTTCGTTCTTGAGGTCATCTGATGCGTGTGCTAATTGGTAGTATCTCGGGCCAGTTAATACTCTAAGATTCATATCCGATATAGGTGCGGCGAATTTAATAAAATCATAAATATTATCAGCATTATATAATTGATAACTAGCATTCAATGACATAATAAGCCATGGATTATTTTTCTTAAATTCATATACATCGAGTACCGTTTTTGATATCTGATCCCATGTAACTAATCCATTACTTCGCATGTATTCAAACCTATCACCAGTCGCATCAAGAGATATATCTATTGCAATACTTCTGAAATGAGACAGTTGTGCCAATTTATCGATGTCTAATTTACTACCATTGGTAGTTATAACAATTGCTATTTCTTCGGGGTTGCCGAATGATGTTAATACATCACACACATCATATAATGTATTGTCGATAAGTGGCTCACCACCAGTGACCCAAATGGTACGTAAATCACCTAATCGGTCGTGATAATAATCTAAAAAATCAATAGCCGAATTAATATTCTTAAACTGTGTGGTCTGATTGAAACCAAACGATTCTGAGTATTGTCTTGATATATTCAACTCTTGCATGTGATTGAACTCAGGAAGCAACGCATTACTAAAATTCGGTGAACACATTCTACATTTAAAATTACATATATTCCCAAAATTTAAAAATAAATGACGAATTGGGTTATCAGTAACTGAAGGATTATCATACGCATCACTAGGGAACTCATCAATATGATTGTTTAGCCAATTTTGACGTTGGCTCGATATGCCAGCTTTTTCCTTATCCCAACATGATTTACATCCTTTTTGGTCCCATGTCCCGGCCAGCATGTTTGTCCTCAAATTCCTAAACCTGGAATTATCCCAACTGGCATAATCTGATTGTTTAGTCATTGGTGAATTACTCATCATACATCTGGTTAACGATCCATTAGGATTTAATGATATTGCGTTGAATGGTATCGGGCACCAGGCACCACTGTGGCGATTGGTGTTGGTCTTGTCATCGGGTAGATCTATATTAACAACATCAATACTATCTCTTCGGTTTACTTTCTTATATTGTACCCGCTCCAATAACCAATATGTATGTCTCCAATTGTTAACAGCATATATCTGACCTCTATTTTGAGATTTAATTTCGACACCTAAACTAAAATCATTGCCGCCTTCCCACATCTTGTCCCCAAAGAAATGCACTTCATCGTACTCTTCTAACAATGGCAATATCTGTCTCTTATCTTTGCAACTCTCACCGATATGAATAATAGAATCACAAATATCGTCACCGAGTTGTTCTCGGGTTTTTTTATAATCACTGTCAGTAACCAGAAATACATCGTTAGTTTTACAAAATGATAAAAAGAACTCCTGGAATGATATACCTTTAGTATATTCAAATTGATGACGCGCTGTATCAATCTTTTTACTTATGCTTTGTCGACTACGTGTTAATGTGCCATCAACATCAAAAATATATGCTTGTTTCATTTAAATTTCCCTACAATCGAAATAATAATTACAGAATCCCCATTCGTATTTTGGCCAATGCTGTCGCCAATTGATCACGTTCTTCTTTCATATCAACATATAATTGCAATAATGATTTACCACCAATTAACTCGGCAAATACATCTTCATTTTGTTTCAGTTTCTTTGGCATTTTATTCCTCTTATCATTTATTAAAAATCAGTATCATCAGACACTTTTATTATTATCGCTTGTTTCATTCCAAACAATAAATTTCCAGGAACATGTAACTGTATCGACTCATTCGCAATTGCTTCGCCACATTTCCAATCATATGCTCTTTCTATAGACAGTCCATGTAGCCATTCACGAGGCATATGTGCTAAGTATTTTTGATAATCATCTTCATCTATTCTAAATTCTTCTTCATAATTAGACAATAGATCCTGATGTCCTGTTCCTTTGTACCACTGTACATTATCTGTGCCATAATATCTCTGTTTAAAATATACAGTTGATCCGGTTGATGTTAACGGAAACATAAATGTTAGCCACGGTTTGGCTTTTCGCGTCGCGAAACTCTTAGGTTTTATATCTTTGCCCAATCGTTTATTTTTTGCGGCTACTCGCTGTTGCTTCCTAATATAGGTATTGCCTTCACTATGTATTGACTTCCACCCATTATGATATTGGATATGAGCTCGGAATGCTTTGATATGATATTGATCATGTCCTATTAATTCTGTTAATTTATCAGTAATTATAGAAAATTTCGAGCGTGCATGATTCAGCCCACCAAATGTTATCAAGCCCGGAGCGTTACGAATTCTACCAATAGGTGCTATTCTCATAATTTCAGACTTTATGAAATTTACCTCGTCATCATCAAATACCTGGCCATAGTTTATAGCTTTTGTATATCTAGACTTTAAGTAGTTTTCCCAATCGCTCATATAACTATTTATATCCTATCATACCTTGCTAACGATATAATCAATCATCATCTTAACTGATCTTCCAGTTGGATCATCGCCATCACTGCCTGTTGCTGCAATATCTAAATGTGCCCACTTATATTCATGCGTAAATTCCGATAAAAACGCGGCTGCTGTAATAGTTCCAGGACCAGTCTTCTTAGCAATGTTACGTAAATCAGCTACACCCTTCTGTCCTTCCATTTGTTCAGTATGCTCGTCCCATAATGGAAGTTGCCATGCTCTATCTTTTGATTTCTCTCCTGACGCAATCAGATCATCAATCAAATCTTGATCATTGCCTATTACAGGAGTAGCATATGGACCAAGAGCGTATAATGCCGCTCCAGTCAATGTTGCTACATCAATCACAACTTCCGGATTTAATTGCTCAACATAAGTTAACGCATCTGCTAAAATTAGTCTACCTTCAGCATCTGTATTCAAGACTTCAACTGATATGCCGGCCATTCCAGTAAATACATCTCCAGGCTTAGTAGCAGACGCTGATACTGCATTTTCAACAGTAGGCACTACAGCAATTACATTAATGGCCAACTTTAAGTTGGCACATGCTTGAATGGTGGCCATGACAGATGCCGCTCCTAACATATCCATCTTCATCTGATGCATATTGTTGCTTGGCTTGATTGAGATTCCACCAGTGTCAAATGTCACTCCCTTGCCTACTAGTACGATTGGCTTATCTATTATATTACCAGCGCCAAAATATTTCATTACGATCATATGTGAATCTTCATTGGAGCCTTCACCGACACTTAATAATAAGTTGGCTCCCATCTCTTTTAACTCATCCTGCGTAATATCAGTTACTTTAATATCAGTATGTAATTCATTGGCTTCAACTACCATTTGATCTGGAGTCAATATATTGGCTGGCATTTTTCCTAATCGTACAACTAACTCGATTGCTTCATTTGTAATTTTTTTAGTTACTCTTCTCATATTATTCTTCCTATTTTTTTGGATGTGATTGTTTTTTTAGTAATTGTTCAGCTACCGATTTCCAATAGTGTTTAGCCCACAATGTACTGTTTGGTTTCATAGATAGAGATAAGCATATCCTCGCCTTATACTCTATAGAATTCTTATCAATTAAATCTAACATTATACTACCTCTAATTAATTCTTCGCCCGGGTGGGATGATTGGTTCAATTGAATCATACATAGCTATCATATAATCAACATTAGCTTCGAGCTCTTCTTTTGCTATTACTCCTCCATAAACCGACATGGCATACTTTAATAGTAACGAAGCTACCGCAATAGCAGTATCATCATCACGTACATGGCCAATAACTAACTCATACAGGTCAGTATCCATATCCTTCATAGTATCTAATACTTCATCAGTAACAACAAATTCAGCCTTATTTTTCATTTATTTACATTCTCTGTTAATATACGTTTATTCTACACTACATTGATAGATATGTCAAGATTATAAATACAATAAAGAGGAAATATATTATGGAAAATGAAGCAATAGCATTAACTGAAAGTCTTATATCAATATCATCGCCATGGTTTGTCATTATTGGAGCAGGTATTGTTGGTTTATGGATAAAAGAACTAATTACCGACATAGTCGCCAGCATTCGATGGAAATTGAAATCTGGATTTGAACCAGGTGATGTTGTGTTTATTAATAAAGAAAAAGCTACCATTGTTAGTATCGGTATTACTGAAACCATATTTGAAATTCATGACACTGGTAGAGGAAAATTATGGAGATTCATTGACAATACCCGCATGCCATACGTAACTATCGAAAAAATAATAGAACCTAACAAAGATGCCGAATAATGTAGATTGGGATTTAGCCGTAGCGAGTGCTCAAAGTGCCAGATACGTTTATCTCGACTGGGACACATGTAACTATAATATCCAAGTAAATGTTACCAAATCATTCCAAACCCATATACAAATATTTGACAAAGGCGGAGCGCAAGCAATTGGTTTTAATTCTGCAGAACATAATGCTTATTTTATATCTTTTAGAGGCACACAAGAATGGTCAGATATTGTTGCTGACGTAAACGCACTTTATTACGATACAAAACATGGTAGTGTACATACTGGATTTATTAATGAACTAAACAAGATATCAAAAGAGATTTTGCAATGGGTGGTAGATAATAACAAAAAACAATCACAAATAATTGTAACCGGACATAGTTTAGGAGCAGGCATGGCCACTCTATTTTATGCTAGATTACTTGATAATAATTTTTCTAATGTTTCACTATATACCTTCGGATCACCAAAAGTAGGTACTCAACATTGGACAGAAAACATTAATAAATGTGATCTTGATATACATCGGTTTGTTAATAACAATGACATTATACCACATACTCCACCTACTAGATTGTATCATCATCTATCAGGGTCACATTATATAATGTATTCAGGGGACATCACTTCAAAATTAACACCATGGGAAAAGTTTCGTGATAAGTTACTTAGTAGATTTAAGGCAATATCTAAATTTCAGTTTTTTGATGGTATATATGACCACAGTATGCCTAGATACTTAAAGAAGATAGAGCATTACGCTAGATCTAAAAAATAAATTATATCCTAATTATTGTCTGTGTAAGATCAATACCCGCATGCCATGTACCTGATAATTCCTTCACTACAATATTACAATCTAATTTCTTACTAAACTGCTTGACTTCCTCAAGACTAGGTAACATAGTATATTCAGGAATAAGATAACATGGCTTCGTATTTGTTTGTTGTGCCACAATCATCATATGCTCCAATCCGTTCAATCTCCAATTATATCCAATGCGAGAGTCTTCTCCACCAATATATCCATAATCATATCGTATACTATCCCACAGAACAAATTTTATATTCTGTGGATCAGCTGTTAAAATATCGTTAGTATCTGCTTCGACAACTTGTTTTCCATCTTCAACTAATATAGCCATCCCATCAAACACTACATTGCTACGTTGTGCTAATTCTACAAACTGATCAACATAATCATCAAATTGGGTTAGTATATTGCCATCTTTTGTTAGAAATTCAACGGTATCATTATATACCGTAATATTGATGCGCATTCCACGAACATGTCGCTGTACAACGGCCGGCCATATAAAATCATCTTTCAGCACTTTACTCGGATTGGAAATTGGGTAATCTGGTATAAAGTTGGGCCATGCTTGATTTATAATTTCAGCAGTCAAATTCAATGGATCTGTTTCTTTTACTATACCATAAAATAAACTAGCCTCTAGATCAGAATTAATATTGGTCATGGCTAACTCACAAGCATATGTGGCATCTTCAGGCTCCAGCTTATCATGTAATATATCGTCAAGAATGTGTATATATTTACTAATAGTCATCCCCTCATCTTTTCCAGAATATTCAGTTTCATATTCTGACATTCTAAATTTTTTCAGCGGGTGGTAGGCTAACAAAATTACTCTTTTAAGTAATTTACTTTTATCATATTTTATTAATGTGTCGACCTTGTCCCCAGGAGTCTTAGCTATGAGCAATGATTGTATTATCATAGCAAACGTTGTTCGACGTGTTTGGGTGGCTTCAATCATAAATCTAAACTTCTTCTAATACAGAATCTAAAGGATAATTTGATCTCCTGGATTCAGTAATTGTTTCTAAACTCTTCTGTTCAGCAATTTCATATCCATATGTTCCAACAATTGCTCTTCCTTTTTCATGGATTTCCAACACACTATTTGATGCATCTTGACTGCTTTTATTAAATATTACCTCAATAATCTGTTTGACAAAATCCATAGGAGTAGTGTCATCGTTTAAAATTAAAACATTATATTTATTTGGTCCCTTCGATCGAGTATGTGCTGCCGATTGAATTGCTTCATATTGTTGTTCTTCCATAATTCTCCATTATTAAAATATTCACGTTATCTTTATATAACTGTAGTCATCACTCGATTATTACTTACAGAAATCTCTGATATCTGTACCTCAGATAGTTCTACAAATTTATTTATTACATCTACGGCCAGGTGCTGTCTATCGGCGCTTCGTTCTCTGCCCTTTAATATTACGACAATATCAACAATTGCTCCGGATTCCAACAATGATTTAACCTTTTGTACTTTTGTTCGCAAATCACCAATTTCAATATTTAACCCTAACCGGATCTCCTTCCTGATAGTCTTCGCCAACCGTTGTTTCTTCTTCTGTTGTTTTTCATGTTGCTTCTTTTCATATAAAAATTTATTAATCTCAATAATTTTACAAACCGGTGGGTTGGCATTATCTTGAATTAACACTAAATCTTTATTTGACTCTTTAGCCAGTTTCAAAGCGGCCTTTGTATTCATAATACCATGATCGACTACTCGAACCTCACGACATCTTATATCATTATTAGCTTTTATTAAATCTGTATTCTGTTTCTTAATCATTATGGATATTTTCTATGATCCTTTTATTATTTTTGGTGGCTCTTTATCAGTAACCGTTTCTGCTGTTATCACTATCTTAGATACACCACATTTGCGATAATCAACTAAATTAAACTGTATGTCTAATAATATATTATCCAATATCTTTCTCAAGCCACGAGCGCCAATATCCTGCTGTATAGCTATTGTTGCTATTGCTGACAAGGCGCCTTGTGTAAAATCTAATAATATATCATCCATTTTAAACAAAATCTTGTACTGATCTATTATATTATACTTTGGTTTTGTTAATATGTCAAGTAAATCATCATGATTAAGTTCATATAATACGTTTACACTTGGTAGTCTACCACAAAATTCCGGTATTAGTCCATATTGAACCAAATCACGAGTCTCTAGTTTCGACTGCCATTCACAATCTGATTGTGCTACGTTATCACCAAACCCTATTTTTCCTTTTCCTATTCTTGTCATTACCACATCATCGATTCCAACGAATGCGCCTGATACTATGAATAAAATATTAGATGTATCTATCTCTACTGTATCTGGTGTCTTTCCTGGCTCGTTTGGTATTTTTACTACTGATCCTTCCATTAGTTTCAATAAGCTCTGCTGTACGCCTTCACCTGAAACATCACGACTTAAACTAACCATATCGTTTCTCTTTGCTTTTTTATCTATTTCATCAACATATATAATTCCAATTTCAGTTTTGGCAATATCAAACTTAGATTTTTGAAATAGATTTTGAATGAGAACTTCTGAATCGTCGCCAGCGTATCCACTCTCTGTAATAGTAGTAGCGTCAGTAATTACAAATGGTATGTCTAAGAAGTCAGCCAACGTACTAGCTATCAGTGTTTTGCCAACACCGGTTGGGCCGAGAATTAAAGCGTTGTCCTTCTGGATAGGTATTTCAGTTTCATTAAATACTCGCTTACAATGATTCCTAACAGCCACTGACAACCCTTTCTTGGCTGTATGTTGTCCTATAATATGATTGTCTAAATGTTCTTTTATCTCATTGGGTGACGGGATTTCATACACACTTTTCCATCTCCTCTTTCTAGCGGCTGCGGCTGATTTGGTGCCTTCTCGAATTAACACATTATGTGATAATTCTACACATTGATCACATATGTATATGTTTGCAAGGCCAGCAATCAATTTTTCAGCTTCGGATTGGTTTTTACCACAAAAATTACAAATTGCCAAATCAGCCATCCGCCCCGTCTACCTCGATAGTAAGATATTTTTCAATTTCCTCTATTGATTTAAGAACAACTGACTCACCGTTCGCATTTATCAGTCTAACAACATCTCTCTTTTTGTCTTTGTTATTATAAAATATAACGTTTGACTTCTCATTAATTGGTTTGAGTAATCCGGCACATACATCTACCCACGCACATGTATCCAAATCAATTACCATATAATCAACGTTTTGACTACTGTACCACATCCATGGTACCGTATTCTCGTTTGTGATATTAGGTTGGACCATGAACACAATACTTGTAAATATTCGTGATTCGAACAATTGTTTCATCTGTTCGACAAATATCTCATCAGTACTTGTGATTAATACTGTTGGTCCATCTTCTGTTAAATACATATCTGGGGGTGTTACCGTAAAACAGCTATTATCTCTCTTCATTCTTCTTATGTTGTATGTTCAAGGTTTCTTGTTCTGGTGTTAATCTAGTGTTTGTTATATTTTCTTTCTTCTCAGATGAATCCTGCTCAGGAGCATCATTCTCTGTATGAAGAATAGTTTCAGCAATACTTTCAACCGGAGTGTCGTCATCATCTTCTGATCTATTGACAATAGTTAATCCCGCAATAACTAACACTATTGCCAGTGGATCAAACACTAAAACCAAAATAATAATAACCCATCTTACTGCTGAACCTAACAGTTCGCGATCAGAGGATGCATCGTTGCCATATACCATTTCAGCGATATATTTTATCGGGCCTACTTCTGCCTCTAACATCTTATATTTAGTATCTATAAGTTTGCGTTCTATATTTTTCTCTAATAGTTGACTACGTTTCTGTACTATTTTTGTCTCTAATGTCAGTATTTGGTCATCGATTAAAGAAGTTCTATCTGTCGATTGACTTTTTAAATCTCGTAGTCTGCCTTTAACGGCAAGCATCTCGGCACTATAGGTAGTATCTATTGTACTTAACTCACTTGTCAATGATTTAGAAAGTTTCTCCTTCATTGAAGAAGTTTCTTCCTCACGAGTACTCTTTCGAAGGGTGAGATCATCCAGTTGTTTTTTCTCAGTTTCACAACTCCAACAATTTTTCATCTGTATATTTATAGCAATTATCTGCTTATCCGCCGATTCAATATCTGACAGCAATTTTTTATTAAGCTGATCAATCTCTTTTTGAATTCGTAACCTTACTTCTGACTTTTCTGAAGATATCGTATCTCGCAATCTATTCAGTTCAAGAGTCTCTCTGGATATTAAATTATCAACACGACTGAATGATATATCACCAGATGACATAGTGTCCACTCGTGATTCCATATTTGCTATTTCTATATCTAATCTAAGAATACTACTATCTACCTCAGTTAATGTAGATAGTTGTATATCTAAATTACTATTCTGCTCAACGTGTGCTTTCGATAAGAACCCAAAAATACCCATACTTGTAATAAACATCAATAATACCAAAGCAAATGTCAAATATGTCTTCATCAATACATTTGCACGTTCCCAATGTAAATGTAACCAAACTGCTGTTGTTATCTTACCAATCTCTAACGCAGTTCCCATTATAGCAATAGGTATTATTGATGCGGCAAAAATCGCCACCAACCCAAGTACACTATAATACGCTGATATTACACTTATAGTAAGAGCAACTCCTATCGTCCAAACTCCAAGTACTCTCATTCTTTCTTCTCCGTAAGCATATAAACCGATGCATGTCCTTCTTCAACCAAGAGATCATTTATATTAATTTCAACATCACCGTCAGCAACAAGTAGTACGCCAAGTATTCTACCATATTTCCCTTTCTTATTAAGCATCGTTTGTATCTTAAAAGTTGTAGGTAACAATTCAACAAGGCGTGCTTTTGCAGCAAGACCAAGCGCCTTCTCTTCTAAGTCACGAGTTCTACATTCAGGAGTGTTTATGCCGTATAGTCGTATTCTCTGTTTGATTGAAATATCAAACCCTAAATCGATCACAGCATCGATAGTGTCACCATCAACTACTCGTGATAAAGAACAATTATAAATATACATAGACTTCACCGTTTTATTCTAAAACTGTATTTATCTATAATTCGTATACTATTAATCTCAGGATTATCCCACACCTTTCAAATTATCTACGTAGAATGTAGATACATCTGATAATCTCGCCAATGCTATTCGCATGTCGGAGAAAGCATGATATCGGTCAGTACCGTTATCATTCAATATAAACAATGGATGTACTCCATTTTCCAGATTATCAAGCGAGTCAAAATATTTTTTGTACCAATGTATGTCATGCCTTTCAAACATTATATTATTCATAATAGCAATGTCTGTCATATACCGACTTTCATCTTCTACTACTTGATTAAAATTATCGAACGTATATATTTTAGAATAGTCAGGATATACATCCTTCCACTCCATGATATCTTTCCACCAGGCGAGCGAGGTAATGGTAGGTCTCCATACCATCAGTAAGATATCATCGGGGAAAGTCTTGGCTAAAAATTCTATAGAGTTATGCCGCAGCAAGCAATGATTGCGTATAATTGGGATCCCGGTACCAGTGTAAACGGTATTTAAATCAGAAACAATATCTTCACGTGAAAGTTTAGTAATATCCTCCCAATGTTCAGTACCGGCAGTTTGGGACCAATACGTACCTTTATGTCCTAAAAACTTTTCTGTATCTGGATGGCGGGCAATGGTAGCTTTGGCATTTTTATGAAAATGTATATTTTCAGGAGTTTCATCTGTGCGATCAAAATAATTAGTATGTGCCACCAATCTATTATACACACCACTCCATCTACTACCAGGAATCCCTGTCATCCATACGCGAGCAGTGTCGTGAAGTTTTAGCGGCATTTTTTATGTCTTATGCACTACTACCTTATCAGCTAATCCAAATGCCACAGCGACGTCTGCTGACATGAAGTTATCACGTTCCATTGCTTCTTTGAATTCTTCAAATGTCTTGTTTGCTGTGTTATGGTGCACATACAGTCCAGTTAGCGACTTTTTAATTTTTAAGATTTCTTCAACTTGAATCTCCATATCTGTTGCTTGTCCACCTGCTCCGCCACTTGGTTGGTGAATCATAGTACGACTGTTCGGCAATACAAATCTCTTACCAGGAGCGCCTGATTGTGCTAAGAAACTTCCCATAGAACATGCTTGTCCCATCACAATAGTACTAACTGGTGCCGAAATAAACTGCATCGTATCATAAATGGCCATGCCTGAAGTTATCACGCCGCCTGGAGAATTGATATAAAAATGGATATCATCTGTACTACTTTGACTTTCCAAAAATAACAGTTGTGCTACAATTAAATTCGCACTGTTATCATCTACTGCACCATTTAAGATAATAATTCTATCTTTTAATAGTCGACTAAAAATATCATAACTACGTTCACCGCGTCCAGTTTGTTCTACCACCATAGGTACTAACATATATTCTCCTTATAATTTCTTCTTATTTTTTGATGTAGCGACTAACTCTAATTCTCCATTGTCAGTCTCTACGAGTTCTAAAATTTTCTTTTCTATCATAAATTCTATCATCTGTTCGACGCCGGCTTTCATACCAGATATATAATTATATATTACACATCCAACAGTAAAGGCCATAAAAGCTACGATTGCAATAATACTTTCCATATAACTATTTAAGCATCTCCCATCCTTTATCCCACTTTCCGACACCAATATTACAATAATATGCTGTATGAAAGTAATCTACCATAGCATCTGACTTATCAAACCATTCTCTACCACCATTTTTTGCTGGAGCAGTAAGAGCTATTTCTTCAATCTTTTCAAACAATGTTTTGAGTACTGGAGTATCATCCATCCAATGTGGGCTAACAGACCCAGAATGTTTTGTTACGTTATCACCAAACAATGGTGTCATGTCTTCTTTACTTTTCATAATCTTAATATTGACCCCTGAATGATGATCTCGGGTTACTGAAAATTTGATAGCTTTACCAAATGTCTGTTTTAATTCTTTACGAATAAATGATACATCTACTGCGGAAATATATGCCATGTTTTGCCCCTACGCTTTATTGTTAATATAGTTATATTATACTACAAGAAGCCTTGGTTGTCAACCTTTTTATGGTATTTTATTTGAGTTCGAACTCGTTTGATGTGTATATTTGGTGTTTTCTATCTGAAAGCATACCATAAGAACATTTATAAATTGCATCTAATGTCAATGTATATATTCCAGGTAGTGTATTTTTAGGACGGTGTACAGATAAATCCACAGGAGTTCTATTATTGGCGTCATCAAATAGCGATAAGTTAAGATGTATATGATCTAACGAGATTATTGTTATCTGTTGTGTTTCTTTATTTTTAAGCGATAACGTAGCCGCATATATAGAGCATGGTACTGGTCGATAAATTGAACCGCTAGCCTTTATTAAACTGAACCCCATTTTTCCGGAGGTCTCACCAACAACTATCTGTATAGATTCTAATGGTTTCGACTTATTAAGATAATATTTTTCTGTAGAGATGTCTACAGTTATTGCTATTGAGCAAATTAGCAAGGACATGAATATTCCCTCGAGTAATGTCAT